CGATGGGAACGATAGCTCTGGTAGTCGCCGCGTTCTACGCCCTAGTCGCCGTCTTTATGATAGCGTACACGAAATCCGAGAAGTTCCGGAACCTCATTGACAACTTAGCGCCAGCTATTAAGAAAGGACTAGGTATAGCCGTAGAATGGGCGGCAGAGAAATTGAAAGTCCTTTGGGAGTGGTTACAAAAAGTCACTGAAAAGGTCAAAGAGTTCGGTTCTGCTATTAGTTCGAAAGTTGCTAATACCTTACAACAATTTGGTATTAACTTAGGACAAGCAGGATCCTCAATAGGTTCGTTCATTAGTAGTGGACTGGAACGACTAGGAGGCGCCTTTGGTAAGGTAGGAGGGATCATGTCGATCGCTGCTTCTGTTCTTACTAAGGTAGGACTTGCGTTCTTCGGTATTACAGGTCCTTTAGGTCTCGTCATTAGTCTCGTAGTCTCGTTCCTAACCGCTTGGGCTCGTACTGGACAACTGAACGCCGATGGAATTACTCAAGTATTCGATAACTTGACTAAAACTATCCAAGGCGCAGCGGATGCTATCAATCAATACTTGCCTATTTTCGTTCAAAAAGGAACCGAAATTTTAGTCAAGTTGATCGAAGGTATAGCTAATGCTATCCCGGGTGTCGTGTCCGTTATTTCACAGGTAATTGAATCCTTAGTACAGACAATATCAACAGTCTTACCGACAATTATCCAAGCGGGTGTTCAAATCCTAACGGCTCTAATAAACGGTATTGCGCAAGCATTACCAACGATTATCCAAGCAGCGATCCAAATTATTATGGCGTTATTTAACGGCCTTA